AAGGGAGTGAAGGTGTTATAGAAAGACAAGAAGATGCTGCATTAATTGAAGAAGAGGTAATTAACTTTTGTAAATTAGCTTATGATAATTTATTATATTTAGGAGTATCTAAAGAACAAGCTAGAACTATTCTTCCTTTAAATCTTAATACTACATTTATATGGACAGGTAGTTTCCTTTCTTTTATTCACTTGTTTAACCTTCGTTTAAAACCTGATGCACAACAAGAAACACGAGAATTAGTAGCTGAAATATTAGAAGCTGTAAAAAATATTGAAGGAAATCCTTTTAAACACACAATTGAAGCATTCTCACTTTAAGTAAAATCATGGAAGACTTATTAAAAATTGCAAAAGAAAAATATCCAGTTGGTACAAGGTTTATAGCTTGTAATACAACATATGAATGTGTAGTAACTTCAGAACTATTTGACTTTGATAGTTATAAAAACTGTATTAATGAAGTAGACTCTGAAAATAAACTTATAAGTACATGTGGGCGTTTTCATTGTATTTTAAGCGAGGGTAAATGGGCTGAGATTATTTCAAAACCAGAAGTTAAAGAAAAAGATTTCTTTGAGACAGCTACAAGTTCTATTTGTAAAATGTTGCAAGCTAAAAATAAAGCTTATGGAGAATCTGCTTTAAAACCTTTGGATATTTTTGCTAAACACCATAATTATGGATCTCGTTTAGATGAAAAACTAGCAAGAGTTAAGAATTGTGAGGAATTAAGAAAGAACGATGTAGCAGACATTATTGGTGGTTTGTTGCTTATTTGCAAAGACAAAGGTTGGAATGATTTTACAGATTTAATAGACTAGATATGTTAACTAAAGAACAAATTCAATCAATAAAAGAAGCAACTGATTTAACTAAAGAACCTATTACTAAAGCCTTGGAAGAACTAAATGAATTAGGAGTTGCTTTAACTCAATCTGTTACAAAAGATGAGTTATCTAGAGCAGAACATTATGGTAGAGTTTTAGATGAAGTTGCTGATGTAACTATTCAATTAGAAGCAATTAAACATTTATTTACAATTACACCTCAAATGTTTGAACTTACTTTACAAAAGAAAATAGAAAAAATGAAATCTAAATTTGAAAATCAATGAAAAAAGGAGCATTAATCATAATACTTGCAGGAGCGTTATTGTCTTGTACAGAAAACCAAAGAGCAAAAAATTTTGGAGGAACTGAAACTATAAATCTTCCAGAAAATTGTAAATTTTTATCAGCTACTTGGAAACAAGATAATTTATGGATTTGTTATAAAGACACAACTACAAACATAAGTTACTTAAAAGAAGTTTCTAGTTGGGGACTATTGGAAGGAACTGTTGTAATTAAAGATCTCTCTAAAGCAAAAGAAGAACCAACTTGGGGATTTATTAAATAAAAACATGAAAAATTTAAATATAAAATCCTATGTCTACCCTTTTGTTTTTAGATGACATCCGCAACCCATTTGATTTAGAAGCAAATTGGTTAGTATTTTCTCCTTTTGAATTACTTGAAGGTGATGAAGTTATTTGGGTTAAATCTTATGATGAGTTTGTCACTTACATACAAGACTTTGGAGTCCCAGATGGCTGCTGCTTCGATCATGACCTTGGGGATGAGTCACTTACAGGTGAAAAAACTGGAAAAGATTGTGCTGATTTTCTTGTAGAGTACTGTTTAGATTATGGTGTAAAACTTCCTTTGTGGAATTGTCAAAGTGCTAATCCTATTGGAAAAGAAAACATTAATTCAGTAATGAATAACTTTAAAAAGTATCAAGATGAAAGCAGTTTTAAAATTTAATTTACCTGAAGACAACCTTAAACATGAATCTGCTTGTAAAGCAGATAACATGTGGTTAGTTATAAGAAACATGTGTACACATCTTAATAAAACAATAGAAAAGATGAAAAACAATGAGACTTACAGTGAATTAGCAATTACAGAAATGGAGGAAGTAAGAGAAACTTTTCTTAATGAATTATCAAATAGTGGATTAGATAACTTAATTTTCAATTATTAATATGAAAGTAAAATTTGTAGACGAAGAACTTGCAGTTTTGAAAGAATGTGACCTTGAGATAATTCCTGAGGTGAATGATTCTGTTTATTTTGAAACTCGACATGGTTTTTGTAAAACTGTAACAGTAAAAGAAAGAATTTGGGACCTAGAAGACAAAAAAATACAAATAAAAGTAATTTAACATGTTAGAATCAATAATAGAATTTCAAAAAGCAGGTGGACGAGTAGGTATTTATACAATAACAAATATTGTAAATAATAAAATCTATGTAGGGCAAACCACTGATTTGGTAGAAAGACTTGCTAGACATAAATACCATTTAAAATTAGGTGTTCATGATAACAGACTGCTTCAGAAAGATTTTATTGAATTTGGTATTGATAACTTTAAGTTTGAAAGACTAGTTTTAGTAGAAAAGCAATTCTTAATTAGTGAAGAAAATTACTGGAGCAATCTTTTATTGTCTACAGACAGAAATTTTGGCTACAATATTACTTCTACTGGTACAGGTAAAAAATCAAAGGAGACTAAAGAATTGATGAGAACTAAAGCCTTTACTTCTAGTAATAATATGAAGTTTAAATTTGGGGAGTTGAATCACAGATCCAAACCAATAAAACAGTTTGATTTACAAAGAAATTTAATAAAAACCTGGGGAAGTACTAGATTAGCAGAAATGTCATTAGGTTTCAGAAAAGATGGATTAAGAGATGCTTTGACTACAGTTACTAAAAAATACAAAGGATTTATTTGGAGTAGATAATAAAAAAAAATAAAAATATGAACTTTCAAGAATACCAAGACCTCGCAAAAAGAACAGATGCTAATTTAGGCACATTAAGGGAAAACTTAATTCACATGAGTTTAGGTATGAATACAGAACAAGCTGAATTGGCTGATGTATTAAAGAAAAACCTAGCTTATGGTAAAGATGTAGATTATGTTAATCTTAAAGAAGAACTTGGAGATATAATGTGGTATATAGCTAACTTTTGTAATCATTTGGATTGGAAATTAGAAGATGTTTGTCAATTAAATATTACAAAACTTCAAAAAAGATTTCCTAATAACTTTACACAAATGGCTGCTAATAATAGAGATTTAGTAGCAGAAAGAGAAATCTTAGAAAAAGGTGCTTAATGACACAAGAAGAGAAAATAACTAAACTCTTAACTGTCCAGATTTCAGTCTGGACAGCTTTATGTTGTCTCAATGAGTATTTACAAGAAGAAGGAATAAAACCAGAGAATCAATCAAAGAAACCTAATAAAATGATTCAGGATTTACTATCTGCTAACACTAAAATAGAGAATTGTGTAGATAGATTGATGCCTAGTTTTAATCTTACTCAAGGAGATTACATAAATCAAGTGAGTTACAGAGTTGAAGATTTAGTAAAACTTAGCTATGGAGAACTCTCTGAAAGCAATTGAAATAAGAATGTTAGCTCAAATTAGAAAAGATGACACCTGGGAAACTAAAGGTTATGTTTTCAATTTTGAAAAGCTTAGAAAGTTTTACAGAAAAAGATTAGACACAGAAAGAATGTTTTAAAATAAGACTTATGACACAAAAAGAATTAATTGAATTCTGTAAGAAAAATGACCCTAATTACAATAAGGACGCTTCTTTTAAAAAATTAGAACCAATGTGGTCTATTCCTAAAGGAATTGGGGGATTAGGAATTACAGAATCAGAGTTTAAGAATGGTTTCTATGTACAAATAGATACTAAAGGAAGGAAAGGATTTGAACATTTGGAAGGAAGAGTATTTTATTTTAGAGAAAAAGTAGATCCAACTAAATATTTAGCTAAGTTGTATCACTCTACATATAGGAAATACTATGTTCCTTTGGATGCTTTAGAGAATTGGGGGAAAGAAATAGTTAAAGAAATACTTACACCTGCCCCAACTAAAAAGTTTAAAGACTTAAATTGGAAAAATGTTAGACCACAAGCAGAAGGAGGTGTAGCACCTAGAATTCATGTATTTGGTACACCAGATCCTTTAACAACAGAACATTTAAAAATGAAAGAAGTATTTGAAAACCCAGTTGAAGAATTTCCCATTCAAAAAATACAAGGAAAAACTACTTATAGAAAACGAGATAGTTTTATTACAATTGGAAAAGTAAGTAATCAAGAAGAAACGATTGTGTCTTTAGCTTTAATTGAAGATAAAGGTCCAAATGGTGAAGATGATTATTACGAAACTACTTATTCGATTCAACAATTTTCTGACCTAGTAGACCTAATGATTGAAGCACGTAAAGATTTATTGATATGACAATTAAAGAAGGAATAATTAAAAGGTTATTTGGAGATGACATTGCTGTCATTGATGAAGATACTTTAGAGCTAACTGAATTTGGGGATCTTATAGGTTCTGCAATGGAAGAATATGCAGAGCAAAAATGTAATTTATTAAGAGAAATTCTTTTGAATCCTACTAAACAAGACAAGGTGTATGTTACTTATGATAAAAATGATGGAGATATTTATTGTGCATATTTAGATGAGCAGAAATGTAGAAAAGATGCATTAGATTTTGGATGTGGAGTAAAGACACTTAATTTATATTAGTAAATAAAATTTTACAAAATGAAAACATTAGAAGAGAAAATTGAAGTAATGCAAGCTGCTTTAGCTGGAGCTGAAATAGAATGTAAAGACAATGATGAAGAGGAATGTGCGTGGCAATATGCAAATAACCCTTGTTGGGGGTGGGATGAGGTGGATTACAGAATAAAACCTGAAAATAAACAAGTTCCTTTTGATTTTAGTGATATTCCTAATTTAGTTCTACATAAATTCAAACATAAAAATGTACAACACACAGAAGAAGTTTGTGTTAGAGCAGGAGAAACAGGTGTAAGTTTTTATAAAGAAGATGTAAGTTATTTGACCCTTGCTACTTATTGGTTAAAATGGAACACTCTTTTAAATCGTTGGGAACCTTGTACTAAAACAGTTAAAGGATGAGTGTAGATTTAAGAACTTGTAAAAAAGGAGATATTTTAATCTCAAAACATGGTTTAAGGCTAACTTATGTTGCACCTGAGCCAGAAGGAAGTTATTATGACCATAAAGTTGCTTATCCAGAAAATTTTGAAGGAATAACTAGAGGAGAAGGTACAAGAACTCATGATGGATTTGTATTTAGAAATGCAAGAAGAGAAGAAGATCACGATATTGTTGAAATAATTCACATTAAAGATGAAAATAGTAATTGATTTAGATGAAATAATTCTCAATGATATAACTTTAGAACAATATTACCTTTTAACTCTAATTCATTTTAAAAGATTAGATCTATTAATTCAGTACACAGATAAGTATGGAGAATTTAAAGTCTCTTGTGTGGAATTGTTGAAAAGAAAAGAGTTGATTGATTTTGTTGAGTTTAAGGGTGATATTACTTCAGTAAGTATTACAGAGAAAGGAAGTAGTATTATACACAAATACGAGGAAGTTGTTAAGACAAAGAAAGTTGAAATAGAAGACTCCAATGTGTCTGTAAATGAAATGGAGTTTATAGAATTATGTGGAGTTTATCCTACAAAAACAATAAATGGAAGAAGACTTCAAAGTAATGTGAATCCTATTACAAAAGATAAACTGAAAGAAACTTATAAGAAGAATCTTAAAAAAACAGGATGCACACACTCTCAAGTAATTGATGCAATTAAGTTAGAAAAAGCTACTAGATTAGGAGATAATGCAAAATTCTTTAACATGCTTTCTACTTACATAAATCAAGGACTTTGGGTAGGTTACATTGACAAGACACCAAAACAACCTACTGAGCAATATGGACACATGAAAGCATTATGATTTTAATTCCTAAAAGATCAGATAAAGCAGTTGAAGAAACTATTTTAGAAGTTGAAGAAAGAAAAGCAGGTTTAAAGAAGGGAATACTAACACCTTACCCAAAGTTTAACAAAGCTACTGGAGGATTTCAACCTGGTTGGGCATACATGATCGCTGCTGGCTCTGGTGTGGGTAAGACCACTTTTTTAAATATTATAGAGAATTTTCTGTTCGATGTTAACAAAGAAAACATTTTACTACTTTCTTGGAATCTTGAAGTAAACAGTACAATGACAATAATGAAAAAAGTATCTGCTGAACTTGGAGTAGAACTAGATAAATTAATGTCATTTAATGAACCTCTTTCTGATGATATGTTAGCTAAGGTAAAGAAAGCTACAACTAAATACAAGAATCAACCTATTCTTTATTTTGAAAACAGTTCAACAGTAAAAGATATTGAAGAAACAATTCTTCATTATCATGAAGAGTGTAAGAAAAAGCTGGTCGAAAAAGGTGAAAAATGGAAGATTCTTGTAATGCTGGATCACACTTTATTAGTTGAAAAAGAAAAGTTTCAAGATAATAATGGATTGGTAGCTGATATTGGTAAAATGTCAATAAGAGTTAAAAAGTTGACAGGTTGTACTTTTATATTTCTTGGTCAATTGAATGGTAATCAAGAAAAATTAGACAGGCTTCAAAATCCAATGTTTCACGCACCAATTAAAGATGATCTATACGGAGGAAAGGAAATTTGGCACGCACTTGATTGGGTAGGTGTTGGAGTAAGACCTGATTTATTAGGTTTAGAAACTTACACAAATGCAGGGCTTGCTTGTGGAAATAGAATGTATCTTCATTATATTAAAGCTAGATATGGAGATCTTTGGTATAGTACATTTGACACAAGTAAAATAGGAATTAATAAATTAATAGAGTTATGAAAATAAAATTGTAGTTAGCATCAAGTGATGGGGGAGATGGGAGCTTTAATGTTGGTTTACACAACACAAAACAAGAAGCTTTAAAAAGCTTAGATCGGACAGAAGAACAGATAGAAAAAGGTACGTTTTATGACGATGGTATGTTTGAAGAAGTTGAGTTAGACATAAACCTTGAAACAGGGAAATTAAATGAAAGTTTTTGGATTAATATTGAATAATGAGTAAAGTAAATCTAACACAAGACCATAAAATAAAACTTATACAAATGACAGAGTTCATTATGTATGATTACGATGTTGGTATGAATGACTATAATGAAGTTCATTATCAACATAAACAAAATCCAGAGAAACAAGGTGAGATTTACTGGTTAGAACATGTTATCTATCATTTGGCAAAGAAAATCCTAAATAGAGATGATTCATCAATAATGCAATTTCACACTAGATGTTTGTCTAATATTTTTCCTCACGATCATCCATTTCACCCAATAATGTATTTGTATGAAAGATATAGGAGAAATAAAGAAGCAGCAGAAAAACAATTAAAAATAAATTTATAATGACAGAAGTAAAAAAACCAGTAAGAGATTACTACAAAGTATTGTTTGTTAGTTTATCTGGAAAAGGTAAGACTTATTCTTCAAGAAACTTAAATCCTGAAACTACTGGATTTGTGAATATGGAGAATAAACCTCTTCCATTTAAAAATAACTTTAAGCACCAGAAAAGATGTACAAATTGGACAGAAGCGTATGCTGCTATTATAGAGTACGGCAAGAATCCTGAAATAGAAGTAATATTTTTTGATTCAATTTCTGCTTATTTTGATTCTTTAGTTCTTCATTGTAGAAAATCCTTTAAAGGATTTGAAGTATGGAATAACTATAATGAAGAAATTGGTAAACTAGTAAGTGTTATTAAATGGGTTCCAAAAGAAATGTTTGTAACAGCTCATTATGAGATTCTTGGTATAGAAGGTAATCAAGAAAAAAGAGTAAAAGTGAAAGGGAAAGAATTAGAAGGAATGCTTGAAAAAGATTTCACAATAGTTCTTTACGCTGACTCTAAGTTTAATGATGAGGGTAGACCAGAGTACTTTTTACATTTAGCTCAAGAAAATACTTCAGCAAAGTGTCCTCCGATGATATTTGGGGAGGATGTTTATAAAATCCCAAATGATGCAAAAATGATCTATGATAAAATTATAGATTTTGTTTCTTAATAATTCAATTTAATCTCAATCAATTTTAACAATTTAACAAAAAACAATTATGGCAACTGTAGTAAACATTACCAAAAAATCACTTCAAGATCTAGTAGATCAAAAGAAATCTATTAAAGAAATTGCAGAACATTTTTCTGCACCACAATCTAAAATCAAAGAAGGAATTAAACATTTTGATATTAAAATTCCAAGAGCTTCTAAAGGAGGTGTTGTATTTAATTTTATTGATGAAGAAGCAACTTTTACTCAAAGTGAAACTCCTGTATCAAATGAAGCTGAAATTATCACAGAAGAAGCTGAATATGCTGAAGTAGCTTCATATACACCTCAAGAAGAAGTAGTATTAGAAACAGCAGATAACACAGATTTCTAGTATTTATTTCTTTTATTTTTCAAGGTCTGTAAGTAAATTGCAGACCTTTCTTTTCAAATTTATTTATCTAAAAACAATTTAAAACAATTATATTATGTCAAATTTATCATTAGCTGGTGTTACAGAACAAGAGTCAAAATTTACTCCATTTACTAAAATGCTTCCAGGAATTCACAATGTTGAAATCCTAGATGTTTATTTTCAACCAAAAGGAGAATCTGTAAAAGGTGTAAAATTTAAAGATACTTTGTCTGTTTACAACCAAGATGAGTTAATTATTAATTTTAAAGTAGTAGACACAATAACAGCCGAACATGGTGACTGTAAAGGATTTGAAGGAAGTGTTAGTGTGTATGAACCAAGTGGAGTAGATGCTAGTGGAAAAGCTTGTCTTCCTGACCAATTGAGTAGAATCGTTCATATTTTTGCAAATATGGTGGAACTAAAAGATAAGGAAACTGCTGTAACACATTTGCAAAAGATTTCTGGAGACTTTAAAGCTATTTCAGAGGGTATTGCAAAAATAATGATGAGTAGAAAAAGAAAATCTAGGTTTAAATTAGTTAAAAATGGTAAGGGTACAAAAGCTGTATTTCCTAACTACTATCAAGGATTTGTTGAATGCTCTGACACAACTCCATCTAAATTAACTTTTGATGTAAAAGATAAATTTCCAACAGCACCAGTAAATGCTGAAAATGCTAAAGTTGAGTCTGGTACAGAACTAAATCCTTGGGAATTTCCAGCCTCAGATCAATCTGTTAAAACTGATGATATTCCAGCGTTTTAATGAATTATAATTCATAGATTACAAATAAAGGGTAGTTTAGGCTACCCTTTTTAATTTAAAATTATGAGAGATTTCTGGGTAACTACAAGTATAGTTATAATATATGGGTGTTTTTTTCTGTTCTCCTTTGCACTTTGGAGTATTCCCTTGTATTTCATTTATAAAATGTGTAAAGGGTTTTATCACATTTTGTTACTTCTAATAGATAAAGTATGATAGAAGGTCAAAGATTTGCTAAAAAATGTAGTGTTACTGGTGAAGGAATGAATCAAGGTTATGTTTTTCATGGAGGTGAAGAATATTTCAGTACAGAGAAAATTGCAGACAAACGACTAAAAGAAATTGGGTATGAAAGTATTCAAGAGGCTTTTGATTGTGATGTAGTTTACTGGACAGACTGGGACATTGAAGACATTAATGGAGAAGATTACCAATACATTGTTAAAAACGGTGAATTAGTTAAAATTGATTAAATGTTTAGTTTTAAAGACGTACAAGAAAATGAGACATTAACAACAAAAGAAAAGATCGAAAAGATTGGTGAAATGCAAATCTATTTTCGATACTTGGGGTATTTCCCTCAACAAAATAAACACTATAGTTCTCCTTTTTCTAGTGACACAACACATTCATTTAGTTTTAAACTAGGTGACAGTTTAATGTGGAAATGTTTTAGCACTGGAAAAGGAGGAAATTGTATTCAATTAGTAGCAGAGTTACATAACGAATCATTTAAAGATGCAGTCAAACGGATTTTCAATGACTTTGAAACAAGAAGTAATGTACGAAATGAATCTAAAGTACTGGCTTCAAGTTTCTTTACTAAATATGATACTGAAATACAAGTTGTTCTACAAGATTTTTCTAAAACTGACCTAGATTATTGGTTACAAGGTGGAATAACTAAAGCTACCTTAGATTTTTTTGATATTAAATGTGTAAAAGAAGTTTGGTTAGATAAAGGAGAAGGATTTAAATGGTTATGGAGTTATAGTCCTAGTAATCCAATATTTAGATACTTAATCAATGGTAGGTATAAAATTTATCGTCCACTAGAAAAAGATAAACAGTGGAAATGGTTAAGTACAACTAAAGTAAAAGATTGGCAAGGATTTAAACAACTTCCTAAAACTGGAGATATTCTCATCATAACAAAGTCAATGAAAGATGTTATGGTTTGGTATGAAATGGGTTACCCAGCTACAAGTCCTAGTTCAGAATCTCAAACGATTACAAAAGAGATTATAGATTACTTTTACACTAGGTTTAAGAAGATCTACATTAACTATGATTTTGATAAACCTGGAATGCTTCAGATGCTTTATTTGAAATTAGAGTTTGGATTACCTTTAGTAATTACATCAGATATTGAAAATAAGGATGTCTTTGATTTGGTAAAAGCTAAAGGATTTGAATACAGTAAACAGTTTTTAATAAAACAATTTTAAACAATGATAAGATTTCTAAATTTAAAAGATCAAATATGTGAAGGGGTTAACCACTTTGCATTTTATGACACGGTTTCAGATGTGATACTACAATTCGGAGATGTACAGGTTTTTAGTTCTTTACAAGAATTTATATTTTATTTTGAAGTTTGTAATGGTAAAGATAGTGACAGGTCTTACGAACAGAATCTATTAAACACAAGACCTTTAACAAGGTTTCTTTCATTAATACCTTCAGACTATTTCAATCATACAATTTAAAACAATGGGAATTACATTAGAAAATGCAAAGAAGAAGGGTAAAGCTTTCTCAAAAATGAATACAGAAGAATTATTACATCTATGGTGTAATAAAATGATCCCTAAAGAGATTACAAAAGGGGATTATGTTTTTAACCCTACAGAAATATGGTTCATTGCAGCTTACAGAGGAAATTATAAAATAGCTGAACACAGAGATTTACCAGATACATATAGACCAGATTCAAGTATTAATATTGCTAAGAAAGAAAGTCTTATTTATATCAAACAGTTTAATAATAAAGGATCTTTTGGAAGCGGTTTAAATTCCTATTCTATACACAAATGTATACCTCTTGAGATATTACCTATAATGTGTGACAATATTCCAGGAAAGAACATTTCAAAAGATGATATGTTTTTATGGATGAGTTCTGAGTTTCATAAATACTGTAAACATGCTTACAATGGAGTAGCTTGGTTTAAAGAAACTGTTTCTAATGGTAGAATGTTATCTATACCTTATGCTGTTTTAGATGAATTAAATTATCCTTCATTACGTGCTTTAGCTCCTGAACTATACAACCAAATAATAAACACAGAAACTACTCAAGAAATTGAGTACAAACATTATTCAGGTTGGGGGAATTCTGGTGATATTAGACAAAAGCAAAAGATTACTTTCAAACCAGTTGACTTCAAATTAGAAACTTTCTTTTCAGAACATGAGATAGAAATTCTAAAAATGAAAGAATGGAGAGAAAAGAATGATAAAGTAAAAACTACTGATAGTCTTTCCTACATATCTTCTACTAAAGAAATCACTAAAATATGGTTCGGTGATCCTGAAGTAAAGAAGAGGTTTATTGAAACAAGAGAGAAATTACTTGCAGATAAGAAAAGAGCTGATAAATTAGCAGAGTTAAAGAAGAGAGAGGGTAGTGTTAAAAAATCTTTGTCTTTTATAAATGCATGGAGAGATCGAGTTTCAAGTTTTATTACATTAAACCTTGGTTACACTTGTCTCAGACTTACTCAAGATAAAAAAGCAATTATTTCTTCTCAAGGAATGACTATTTATTTTGAAGAAGCTAAGAAAGCTTTGAGATTGTATAGGATTAAAGAGACTAAAACTGAGTTAATTCAAGGTTTCAAATATCATGGAATACATAAGAAGACAATTCCTTACTTAGATGAAACTGGTGAAGTAGCTTATAGAGATGAAGATTGTATCATATGTGGGTGTCACTCGGTCCCAGAATCAGAAATCAAAGCATTCTTAGAATTTTATAAATTAGATTGGTAGTGGAAATATTTATTCCCGGAAGTACTCCTTCCTTAAAAAACAGTAAAGTTAAAACCTCTAAAGGTATTTTTATGTCGAAGACTTGTAAGAACTATCTTGCAAGTCTTAATATAACATATTATTCTTCAAGAGATAAGATAGTTAAAGTTAAAAAGGGAGAAGTTAATAAATTCCTTGAAGTCTTTAAAGAATGGGAGAAGCCTGATAAACAGATTGTATTAGGATTTCACTTTGTAAGAGGCTCACGCCATACATGGGATCTAGGAAATATTTCTCAAATAATAATGGATCTCATGACCGCACACAATCTAATAGAAGATGATAACATGGATTGGGTTGTACCACAAGCTTATAAAAAAGATGGAAAATACTACAGTTACTCTAAAGAAAATCCTGGAGTTTTTATTAAAATACTAGAACGATGAAAGATGAATTAATAGGATATGAAGTTGCTAACCTAGCTATAGAAAAAGGGTGCTATTATTCTAGACTAACACAATCTTTATTAGCTAGATGGTTACGAGAGGTTCATAAAATCCATATTTCACCTATGTTTATTGGACCAGATACAAACAAATACCAATATAGAATAGATGTTGAAGGTTCTGGAAATACAGGAGAATATTCAAAATGGTTTTTAAGCTTTGAGGAGTGTTTTGAAGAAGGACTAAAAGAAGGTTTGAATCTAATAAAATGAGAGAAGTTAATATAGTTTATGGTTCCTCACATAATAAAGGAGTTGCTTTTGTAGAAGACAAAGTAAGTATGTATGGAACCTATAGATGGTATGTAGTTAAAGGTGGTTCTATTGTAAATAAAACTATTTTTGATATTGAGGAAGGTTGTGATGTAGAAGAACTTGAAGATTATGATTGTATGACTTCTATGAAACCTATTAATACTTTAAAACAATTTGAGAAATTTTTGAATTCATGAAAGAAGAAATAGAAAAAAGAATAGCTAAGAAGTTGAAATATTACCCTTGGGAACAGTTTGAAAAAGATGCTAGAACTTATATTTCAGCAATACAAGAAAGTAGAATGTGTTGTGTAATTCATTCTGTGTCTAGTTCAGGAATGTCTAGGGTAATGAGTTTCCATAGTTGTGAAGAAAATAACTACACTGAAGGTGACAAACAATTTCATTACCGACAATACAATTGTTTATTTATTGCTCTAGGTCACACAGAATCTAAATGTAGAAATGGTTTTAGAATAGGTGGTTGCGGAATGGACATGGTGTTTGCAACAAACTATAACATAATTCATAATCTACATAGACTTGGATTTATTACTAGAGAAGATTGTAATGTACTAGCACAAAAAACACCAACAGTATTATGAGAAAGATTACATTAGAAGCTTGTACTGCGTTTATGAATATGAAATCTAAGGTTCTAAGTAACACTACAGTAAGTGTTGAAAGTATACAACACGGACTTCCTGTTGTAATTTCAATGTACTTATTTGGTAATAAAATAGCTACTTATTACAGAGTTACAAATACTTTAGAAATAACGAATTGTGGTTGGTTTAGTAATACTACTCTTGAGCGACTCAATGGTCTTCCTGGAGTGTTGATACACAGAAGAAAAGGTATTTGGCATTTGAATGGTGAAGTCTGGGATGGAAGTTTAAAAAAGATAAAATTAGAGAGAAATGATAGCAACTAAATGTATAGGATTAACTGAACAAGGTAAGAAGTTTCAGTTTATTGTAGTAGGTAAGGACATAGAAGTGTGTGTAAAGAAAGCAAATAGTTATACTTTTAAAGGAACAGAATTAAAAAGATTTAAAACACTTTTGAGTGTGGAAGTAATAGGTATAGAAGAAAATGACACTTTAACTATTTTGAAATGACAGAGGAAAAAATAAGTTTTGAAGTTGCTAGATTAGCTAAGGAAAAAGGGTTTGATGTTCCTACATTATATTGCTTTTTACTTGATGGTAGTGAACAAATTTCAAGTGGAGATGAGGGAGATTATGCATTATATAATCATAATTTATGGGACTACTATTCTAGACCAACACAATCTTTACTAGCTAAATGGTTGAGAGAAGTTCATAGATTATTTGTGGAAATAACTTATGTTGATGATTTACTGGGCTATGGATTTAAAGTAACAGATCTTACAACAAATACAGAACTAACCCCTTTTGTATATAAAGATGGTTATTTTAAGCTAGGAGGGTTTTCTCTTGAAGAATGTTTTGAAGAAGGTTTAAAAATAAGTTTAAAAATAAT